CCAATTTATCGCATATTTCTTTAGTTGAATATTTACCATATAATTCTTTAAATTGAATTAATCTAGATAACTTATTTGGATTTCTAAACTTATTCTTACATCTTAAATTCATTGACATAATCTCAATATCATTCTCTTGTAATTTAACTATTTCGAATTCTTCTATTTTCCCAAATAATAAATCTTTAATTAAACCATTACTTTTTTGTTTAATCTAAGTAATAAGTCTTGATTTAATACTATTAATTTCATTTCTATCTGTTAAATAAATTGCATCATGTACAGTAAAATAATTTGATTTAGGCTCAATACTTAATACGATTTCAGCTTCCATATTCTGTAATGGTTTTGCTAACTTCTCTCCAGTTAAACTTAATTGACTAGTAATTTCTTTTAAAGCTTTATAAACTTTTGGATATAAAGACTTAAAGATTTTAACAATTGCAGTATCTTTTAATTGAGTACAAAATAAGATATCTGAATATACTAATACTTTAACATCATCTCTATTTGCAAATAACTTAGCTTCAATTTGATTACCTGAATCATCTTTAGTATATTTAACTTGTTTAACTACATTTAATTTAATAGCTTGTTGCATTAAAGCCTCATAAAATTTACCAGTAGTTACATCTTCAATATAATTCTCATCAATTTCAAATTCCATTTCTGATAAGATACAAATTAATAATAAAGGTTGACAATTCTTAATATCAACTTCAAAGAATGGATTACCATCATATACTAGAAACTTTCTAGATATTCTAGACAGACTAGTAAATGATGAATATACTCTATTCACATTTTCACCTTTACCTGCTGATCTAGATCTTGTAAATGATAAAATAGTATTAACTCTTGATAAGAACTTCTTATAATCTTTACCTGATTCAATACAATATTTATATTCTGCGTATATAGCTTCAGTTGCTAAAATTGTAGTATTCATTAAAGTATTAATGAAATTCTTATTATTAAGTGGAGTCTCTAATAAACCTTCAACTTCTACTTTCATTTGATTCTCAATATTATCCTCAGCTAAACTAATAAATGTAAATGATTTAAAAGTATCTAATGTATAAATTGCGCATGTAGATTCTGATGGATTTAATTTATTATAATAACCTTTCTTAATTGCTATAATAAAATTATTTGATCTTAACTTCTCAATAATCTCAACATATTTCTTATTACTATTAAAAAGTATTTTTCTTGGCATTTCTAAACCATCAAATTTAATTAAGTCTTTGATAATATTAATATAACCATTTATAAAACTATAATTATTTTTACTATCATCTTGAATTAACTCTAAAAGAATAGTATAAGCTTGACTTGGTATTAATGATAAACCTTGTTCTTTTAATAATTGAGTTGGAATACTCGAAATGAAATTATCATCTTCTAAATTAATTGTCGCGGATTTAATAATATAGTTTTTCACTAGCATGTTAAATTATTTTGATATAGATTATATACTATTGATTTCTAAAAGTTTCTTCACATTTTTCTTTTTATTTAAAATTTTACACACTTTTACATGAGTGGTAATCTAGATACATGAATGGTGTTAACACATCGACTTTTATAAACATTAAATATAGGCTGTCGATATCTAAAAGAAGTGTATTCTATTTAAAATTATAAGACTTCAGCCTATAACTGAAAGAAACTGATCCTATTTAATTATAAGGTTAACTTAGTCTTAAGGATATCCAATCTAATTAATGTATGTCTAGTACAGGCCTCGGAACTTAGTCTTATTGGAGTAAGGTCTGTATCTGGCTGTCTCTAGGTAGTGTGAAGGAGTAACTGGTACAAGTTAATAGTATTCAATGGTATTTAGTTGAATATAGCAGTCTCTAGAGGCACTTTTAAGCGGTTTTAAGCGGACTTTGACCAGTCAAACCAGACAATCAAAGAGAGTCTATACCAACACTATTCCCCAGAAAATCATGACTAACTCCAGAATCAGTACCAGGTGTACTTTTACCATGGAGACCCAATCTAACCTCAAAATCTGTGGAAATTAGGTCTAATCTGAAATTTCAGAATCGAATTTAGAAAATCTGGACTTTCTAGTGTCTCAAATGTTTACTTCTGACTTTTACCTCGATATATACTTTAAATAATTATTCAAACATGTTAACCACAAAACAGGATGTAGTAACTCACATTTTAAATGACAAATTTTACGAAGATGTTTTAAGAAAGTATTTAGGGAATCCTGAAGAAAGAAACGAATTCAGACAAGAACTATGGCTTATCTTACTTGAAATGCCAGAATCTAAATTAATAGGCTACTTCAATCAGAATTGCCTTAAATATGTCTATATCGGCATTATCAATAATCAGATTAAATCTTCGACATCCCCATGGCATAAGAAGTTTCGAAACCATGTCTTGGAATATAATGGGAATCTAAGTGAACCTGATGAGTCAATTGACATTATAAATAAGAAAACATTAGATGAATCTAGGTTAAAATACATAAATGAAACTCTTATTCAATTGGAAAAGAAAGACCCAAGACTTAAACGTGATATTACAATATTTAAAATGCATTTCGAAGAAGGCCTTTCTTATCGCAAGATCGCAGCCAAAACAAGAATCAGTGTCGTTAGTATTTGGAAGTATGTTAACAACGTAATATTTCTTTTACAGAAAGATATAAATAAAATTGATTATAACCATGATATCCTATTTAATTAACTTAATGTCACCATTCTTTATAGCTTGGTTTACAGCCCACTTTACTCCTCTTCAGTTTTTAATAGATAAGATATATGAATACTTACCAGAAAAAGTTCAACTGACTAGAGATTACTTAAACTGTTTTAAATGTTTAAGCTTTTGGATCACTTTAATCATGACCAAAGATATTATAACTGCGATGGCTTTCTCAATGATTGCTTATACTTGGACAAGATGGATCTCAAATATGAAATTAATGCTTTAAAACACTATGCCAATACTTTATATTAATAATAAAATGAATCACAACATGAAAGAATTAAGAGAAATGACTCAGATGGAAGCTATGGATTGGTTAAGAATCCAGAATATTCCAGTATTAAATGGGTATAATAAAGAAGAAGCTCAAACAATGACAGATTTAGTTAGAGCTTATATAGACCCTAAACAAAGATCTTGTGCTCATTGTGGGACAACTGGTAATTTAAGAGAAGCTAAGAATAAATTTACTAGATTCTATTTAGATAATAAAGAAGCTATAGAAAGTATAGCATATCAATATCATACGAATATGCAAGGAATTAAACCATTAAGTGAAATATTCCCTGAAGATACAGTAGAAGAAATATATGAAGAGATTAATAATGATTATATCGATATTAAACCAATAGAAGATATTGTATATGGTGAATTCCAACCAGTAAAGAAAGCAAAAAAGAAAAAGAAATAATGTCAAAGTATTCAAGTGAATTATCAAAAGGTGAGATCCTATTTATTGAAACTTATTTTAATAATGGATTCAATGCTACTCAAGCTTATATGACTGCGTTCCCAGATGCTACATATAAATCTGCAAGATATAGTGGTTATCGTTTAATGGCTAGTCCTCATATTAAACCTGAAATAGAAAGAATATGGGCAGAAATTAAAGCTTTAAACATTGTAACTCGTGAAGAAATTATGATTGCTTTAAAGGAATTAATGGACCAATCGATTGATAATGGTAATGCTACAGATTTAATTAAAGCCATTGATACTATTAATAAAATGACAGGTGCTTATACACTTCAGATTGATGCTAATGTTAATAACAATATTGTCTTAACGATCCCTGGACTCGAAGATAAACAAAATGATTCAACTGATGACAATGACGATGAATAATAAAGTACTATATTTTCATATTAATCCTGTTAAAAATGAAGTTTTTTATGTAGGTATAGGTACCTTAAAAAGAGCTAAAAGTAAACATAACAGGTCTAATCATTGGCTTTCTTATATTAAGAAGTATGATTATGATATCATGATAGAAGAATCTAATATATCATGGGATGAAGCATGTGAATTAGAAAAATATTGGATAAAAAGAATTGGACGAAAAGATTTAGGAACAGGCCCATTAATTAATTTAACAGATGGTGGTGAAGGTTGCTTAAACCAAAAAATGTCAATTGAATCTAGACAAAAAATGTCTAAATCTAAAAGAAATATGTCAGATGCTACTAAATTAAAAATGTCTAAATCTGCAACTGGTAAGAAACTTTCAGATACTACAAAATCTAAAATTGCTGTAGCTCTGACAGGTAAAATAGTAACAGATACTCATAGATTAAATTTATCTAAATCATTAACTGGCCGTACTGTTAAACACGAAACATGTAAAAAAATATCAGAAGCTTTGAAGGGAAATATTCCATGGAATAAACAAGCTAACCCATCTGAAAGAATATTAAAACGTAGAGAACGAAGGAAAATAAAATGTAAAATTTAATTATGAATATAATTTTACCAAAGCCATATCCAGCTCAATTAGAAGTTTTTAAGCCTTGTTTTGATAATGAGACATATTTTATTATAGTAAACGGTTCTAGACAGGTAGGTAAAACATTGTTATCAACTCTTACTGCACTGAAATGGGCTTTAGATACACCGAATCAATCTGTCATGATAGTTAGTCCGACAGATGCACAATCAAAAAAGATTTATAAGCAAATGATTCAGATGATAGAGCCAATCTTAAGTATAGTTAAGACTTATAAGATCCAGTCTGGTGATAGTGAGATAGTTTTTAATAATGGAAGTTCTATTTTATTTAGATCTGCATTATCTGAGAATACATTAAGAGGGTACTCGAATACCCATTTAATCTTAGATGAGTGCGCATTTATTAAGGAAGAAACATGGAATACAATCTTAGCTCCAACATTAACTGTAAGAGGTAAGAAATGCTTGTTTTGTAGTACACCTAAGGGTAATAACTTCTTTGCAAGATTATATAATAAAGGTTTATCTGGAGATGATAAAGATTATAAGTCATTTAAACTGACTTATTTCAATAACCCTTATGCTAACATTAAATTTATAAATGAACAGCAACTGGTACTGCCTGATGAAATCTTCAGACAGGAATATTTAGGTGAGTTCATTGATAGTGCTGGTTGCTTTAAGAATATTAAAGATGTTGCGATATTAAAGCCTAGTCAACCGATATCTGGTGAACAATATTATATTGGTGTAGATATTGCATTTAAGAAAGATTATACAGTAGCTATATGTTTAAATTCTAAGAAGGAAATGGTAGATATGCTTAGATTTAATAATACAGATATTGGATATTTGACTACAGAGCTTAAGAAGTTCTTTAAGAAATGGAATCCTAAGAAGATTAATATTGAGAGTAATAATCAGGGTCTTCCGGTTATTCAGCAGTTGCAAAGAGAAGGCGTTATGAATATTAATCCATTTGCAACTACAGGTACTAGTAAACCAGATATTATTAATAAGCTTATTGCTTGTGTTGGTAAGAAAGAGATTAAGTTATTAAATGATGAAGTACTTAAAGGAGAATTCTCAGCATTTACAGCTGAGCTTACACCAACTGGTAGCGTTAAGTTTGCTGCGGCTTTCGGTCATGATGATATTGTGATGGCTACGGCAATTGCATTAGAATGTGCTAATACGAATACTTTTACAAAATCATTTGTTGTCTCAAGATAATTAGAAACAACTGTTAAAAATTAATATATATTATCATGATAACATTAACCATAAATGAAACTGAATTTAACATTGCAAACTCATATGAAGAGTTAAGCTTAGGGCAATATATTGATATTGTTAAGATAGGTGAAAGTAAGATTCAGTTAGATAGTAATGCTTCGGATATTAAAGTCATTGCACTTTTATCTGATAAACCTGAGTTATTAGAAAAGGAATTATATAACTTGAATCTTGAAGATTTTAAAGAATTGTTAACTCATTTTACTTGGGTTAATGATACTTCAGTATTAGAAGACTTTAAATCCATGGAGCCTAAAGAAAAAATTATAGTAGAAGATAAAGAATATACTATTATTACAAACTATAATAAATTATCTTTAGGTGAAATAGTTTCATTTGAGACTATTTTAAAACAAGAGAATAGTGATTTACATCGTTTAGATACTGCGTTTGGTCTTTTATTAAGACCGATTGAAGATAATAAGATGATTAAATTTACACAAGAGGTATTTGATTCTATAATAGATATTAAATATAGAGTTAAAATGGTTGATATTTACGCAAGTCTTGCTTTTTTTTTAGCTGGAGAGAAAACATCTACAATAAAAAGTACCAAGGCCTTTTCAATTCGCAAGCATTAACGACTCGAGGTATGACAGCCTCAGAAATTAAGAAGATGAATGAAGAGACTGAAAGATTTAATAAATATGGATTTGGAAGATGGAGTTGGTTTGCTTTAATTGAAAGATTAGCTAAAGGTGATATCACAAGATTTGAAGAAGTATGTGATCAGAACTTTATAAACTGTTTAAACCTATTATCATATTGGAAAGAAAAAGAAGTAGAAGATAAAAAGAGAGAAGATATCTTAAAACAAAACAAATAATACATGGCTAGCGTACTTACATATAACCAAATAATTGAATTATTAACTGATATTGCTAGAAGACATTTTCAGATTAATACATTTTATTTAGGTAAAAACTGGGAATTAGAAAACAGTGATGATATTTTATTTCCATTATTTCAGGTTTATCCAGATTTTGGTTCACTTAAAGCTAATGCTTATAATGAATATAAGACTCAAGAAGTTAGATTCGTTTGTAAGGTTGTAGACACTACTACTCCAGGTGAAGGTAATGAAAGAGATGTTCATAGTGATACTTTAAGAATTTGCCAGGATATCGTAAATGAGTTTAATCAGCATCCATTTTATGTAAGAAGTAAAGTAAAGTTAATTGGTGATATTGATTTCTTGCCATTAGAAGAGTTTAAAGATGATATTAGTGCAGGTTGGCAATTTACATTAAACTTTCAGATAATTAATCTGAATACTTTCTGTGGCATGCCAATTGAAGAGATTCCAGGATTCTCAGCAACTGGTCCAACTAGTCAAGGCCAGATAGTAGATGTTAAATACTTGACATGTGAAACTTTACCTGACTGTCCAGTTATTCAAGATCATGAACAACGTATTACAGATTTAGAATCAGTAGTATTTTATCAAAATGAATTGATATCAGGTGGAGCCTCTTTCTTAAGCGGCTTAACTTTCGCAGTAACAGATTTAGTTTATATTATATCAGGTCAATTATATACAGCAAGTGCAACTAATGTAACTATTAATCCGGGTGATCCTTCATTAGATCGTATTGATTTAATTATAGCAGATGTTAATGGTAATATCTCAGTAGTTGAAGGTACTCCTGATACTAATCCAGTTAAGCCAGATATTGATGAAAGTACTCAGATTGAAGTTACATTCATTAATGTGCCAGCGGGTGCTGTAGTTATTCCAATTCCTATTACATTAGTATATGATGAGAATACAGGTACTCCTAGTGAATGGAATACTAGTACAAATTATCCTACAGGAATTGATTTTAATGCAACTAATATTTTTTATAATGGAACTAAATCAATTAGATTGACTAACGTACCTACTGCTAAGACTATTGTATTTACAAATAGTACACCATTTGATACTACAACTCAGAATACAATTCAGTTTGCTATTAAGAATAATGTAGCATGGACTACTACAAGAAGATTAAGATTTACTTTACAATCAGCTAGTGGTGTACAGATTGGTAATATAGTAGATATCTACCATGGCCAAAGAGGTTTTAGTAGTACAGATATTACAAACTGGCAAATCATTTCGATTCCTATTGCAGCGTTTGCACCAACTACAAGTTTAATTAGTAAAGTAGTTATTACAACATATTCTACCAGTGGTACCCTTAACTTAAATATGGATTACTTCCGTTTAATCGTAGGTACTCCAACTATAAGTGCTCAAAATACATTCTTAACAATTAAAGATGATGGTGGACTTCAAACAAGTGCAACGACTCCTAATGATATATTAACTGTTTCAGGTGGTACCAATTTAACTAGTGTAGTAACTGCTAAGAAAATAACCCTTAATTTAGATCCAAATATCAGTTTAACTTCAGCTATTTTAACTGGGAGTACTGCTGATACATTAGCATATTTTAATGGTAGTAAATTATTAAGTTCTGTTACAATAGGATCAGGTTTAAACTTTTCAGGCGGTACTTTAAGTGCAACAGCTACTATACCTTCATTATCTCAAGTTCTAAGTGTAGGTAATACGTCAGGTACTCATAATATAATAATGAATACTGGTCAGAATATACAATCAGCTGATGGTTTAGGTATGTTAGAGTTAGATTATTTTGGAGCTCCAGGTGAAGTAAGTTTAAGTACTGATGGTGGAAATCAATCTGAGGCATATCTTTATTTAACACCAAATTCAGCTGATTTAGTTGGATTATCTTCATCATTAAGTTTACAATCTACAGTTGCATCATTAAATGTAGGTAATTCATCAAGAATATCAATGAGGACAGGTACATTAGGTTTTTCTATTGATGGTAGATATAATGCAAGTGGATCAACTGAAATTATAAAATTTATTGATAACTTTTCAACTTCATTTACAACAACTAATAATGTTAAACCATCTTTAATAATTGGATCTCAAAATTCAACAGTTAATAGTGGAGTAACTAACTCAGTTATTTTAGGTGGTATTAATATGGTTGCAAGTCAATCAAATACTGTGTATGTGCCTACTTTAAATATTAAAGATGTTTCAAACAATAATGCTTTAACTCAAGTATTAGTTAGAGATGGTTCTGATGGTAATATCAGATATAGAGATGTGTCAACAATTCTATCTCCAACACCAACATTACAAGCGAGTTATGAGATTAGTACACCTTTAGCCGAAATAACAACTAATAGTACTAATGGTGCTTTATCTTTAATGAGAGGTTCTGCTGCTGATACTGATAATGTATTAGAAATTAAAAATGGTGCTGGTACAATAACTGCTTCAATTGATGGGAATGGTAAAAGAAATGTAAGAGTTACTTCAATTGTAAGTAGTGCAACTCCTACACCAAGTGCTGATACTGACGATGAATATATTATAACTGCTTTAGCAACTGCACCAACATTTGGAGCTCCTACTGGAACACCTAGTCAAGGTCAAGTTATATTAATTAGAATAAAAGATAATGGTACAGCTAGAGCTTTATTATTTAATGCTATTTATAGATTTAGTGGAGATCAGCCTGCACCTACTACAACAATAATAAATAAAACAATGTACATTATGGCAATTTATAATGCTGAAGATGCTAAATGGGATTGTATGTGGAGGGATAATTACTAATGAGCTATTATTTAAAAATGCCATTACTTTATAGTAGAGATGGTGATGCAATAAAATTTGTAAGAGCAGCAGGATTAACAGATCCTACACATATTGAAGCTTTACATTATTTAGTAAATGAATTAAAGAATAATAATTTATGGACTAAGATAAATACACTTTATCCATTTGTTGGTGGTACAGCCACAACACACAAATATAATCTTAAAGACCCAAGAGATTTAGATGCTGCTTTTAGAATCACATTTGCTGGTGGTATTACACATAATTCAGATGGTGTTACATTTGATGGTATAAATGGATTTGGTAATACTCATTTAATACCATCAAACAATTTTGCCTTAGATAGTGAGTGTTTATTTGCGTACTCAAGAACATCAGCAGCAGCAGCAGTTAATGCGATTGATATGGGTGCAGCAAATACTATAAAACAACGTGACCAATTACAGATTAGAACAAGTACTAATAATATGATTACATCAATTAACTCAACAAGTAGTGGTGGTAATATTTCTACAACTAATACTGATGGACAAGGTTTTTATACCTCATCAAGAACTTCATCAACCGATTTAAGACATTTCAAGAATGGTTCACAACTTGGTTCTACTAATGTTACTGCAAATAATGGAGCAAGAAGTAATATTAAGTTATATATTGGTGCGAGAAATCTGAGTAATGCTGGTAATGGATTTGTTAATAGAAATTTTGCATTAATGGGTACATCAAGTGGTTTAACTTCAACAGAAGTTTCTACTCTATATACGATAGTACAACAATATCAAACAAGATTAGGAAGACAAATATAATTATGGAAACAATATATGTAGGTTTATTAACCTTAGAACAAAAAGATTTATTAGTTGGTCAAGAATTTGATACGGATTCATATTTTGGACCAATACAAGATGCTAATGATAATTGGATTATTTCACAAACTGAAATAAATTTATGTATTAATGAAAATTTTATGTGGGTAAAACTTTTACCATTAGTAGAATATAAAATAAAAATTATAGATATTTAATATGCCTGTACATAAATGTCAAATTAATGGAAAACCTGGTCATAAATGGGGTCAATCAGGTAAATGCTATACTGGACCTGATTCTGAAAAGAAAGCTAGACAACAAGGTGTAGCTGAGATTATATCAGGTTATAAAATGGCTTCAGAAAAAGTATCATTTGATTATGATGGTGTTTTATCTAAAGCTACTTATAAATTAAAAGCTAAAGAGTTAATGAAGAATGGAACTCATGTTTTTATTATAAGTGCTAGAAATGATAAAGCTAATTTAACTAATCTTGCTAAATCAATTGGTATACCTGAGTCTAGAATTTATACTACAGGTTCTAATAAAGCTAAGATTGAAAAGATAATTGAATTAGGTATAGGAACTCATTATGATAATAATCCTGATGTTATAAAAGCTTTAGAAAATACAGGAACAACTGGGATAAAAGTGTGATATTAGTAAATTAAATCAATATATAATTAAAATAACCATAATCAAATGAGAACTTTTATCAATTTTTATAAAGTAAGTCCTTTACTTATAATTTGGGTCATTTTAGTTAATCTATTTTTAATATCTTCTATCATTCTACAGTTTACAGATATTAGACCCTTGATGCCTTTAACTTTTACAGTTATATTTACAGCTATTACCAATATTAAAGCTTATCAATTAATTAATAATTACTAATGGACTATTCAATCATTGCTCGTAAAATAGAAGATATGATTAGAGAATCCATAGTAAGAAACAAGTTAGTTAAGACAGGTAAATTACTGAAATCGATTCACGTATCAGCAGATAGTAAAGGTAATTATGAGATATCAGCTGAAGATTACTTCCCATATCTAAATTCAGAATATAAAATCTTAGAAAAGATCTTTGATTCAGATGAATTACAACAATTTATCGCGAAAGCTTATGAAGATGATATTAATAAATCATTATCTGAATAAACAAGAATTGAATTCTGATATTTATAATAAATTAAATTAATTTTAAATGGCTATAACAATTATAGATGAACCTGTATTAGTTCAAACTGCATATAATCCTATTTATACTAAAGTAAGTTCTAATCAAACTTCACAAGAAGCATTTAACTTCTTATTTGATACTTATGTAAATGGTGTATTTGTAAATAGAGATAGATTATTACCTAGACCAGGTACAACGCAAGCTATTTACTCACCTGCAAGAATTCTTGAATCTTATCTTTCATATGATTTAAGTCAAAATGTAATAGCAGATACAGCATCTTCTAATTGTATTGATCAGTATAAAGTTGTTTGTGGTGAAGAATATATTGTATACTGGGAATTTGATAATATTGTAGCAGATACATTTACATCAACTTCGTATTCTGTTTTTTATTCAAATACTGAAGATCATTCATTCCAAGTTGGTGATGATATTTTAATTGCCCAAGATCCTGGATTTGTTTATTCACATTACAATGGTGTCTATAAAGTAGTAGATGTTATTGATTCAAAAACTATTTTAGTTAATGTGACATTCCAAGTTGAATTAAATAGAATCCAGAATGGAACTTTTGCTAATACTAGTATTTGGGACACTAATGGTTTATGGACTATATCAGGAGGTAATGCTCATTGTACATCTTCAAATGAAGCTTCATTAGCTCAATCAAGTATTTTTACACCAGGTGAAGATTATTATGTTTCAATAAATGTAATAGCACTAACAGGAACAATGACAGTTGCTATAGGTGCTGGTACTTTACATACAATTACAACTACAGGAACTCATACATTTACTTTAACTAATGTTACAGGAGATGATTTTGAAGTTTATGTTAGTACAGGTGGTTCAGCTACTGTTGATAACATTGTTTCATATAGAGTAGTAACATCAACAGGTAGAGTAACATTTTCTGATAAAAGAAAGACTCAATTTATTGGACAAGGAGATGAATTAATGTTAAATCCACATTTTCAATATTTAGGTGGTACTAATTACTGGACTACAGATTCTCATCCAGGTTGTTCATCTTCATTTGGAATTAGTGTTGCAAACAAAATGCAATTAGTTATTCCTGATATAAGCTGTGCTGATACTTTTTATAGTTCATATACAGGTGGATCATTTACACCTGGAATTTCATATGATATAAGTATTACAGTAGATACTATTAATAATCCAAGTGGTAATGGTCAAAATATTACAATTGATTTAGGTGGTACTTTAAGTACCGCGTTTGTAGGCGTTGGTACATTTACTGAGACTATTGTATGTGGTACATCAGGTGATTTAAGATTAATTGCCTATATGGATGCTGATACAGGTGGATTTGGTTCACATAGTTTTAGCTTAACTAATATAAGTATTAAAGAATCTGAAGTTAAAACTGAAGGATATGATTTTAATGGCGTTCTTCAATATGAACAAGTTCCTGCATGGGATTATACAGATTTTTATTTAGATGGTCCTACTAAAAGATTCTTGACAAATCAACCTGAAACTGTATTAACGAGATTAAATGAAAGAGGTTCTATTGGTTTTATGAATTTAGGTGATATCAATGATAATCCTGCTTATGAATATTATATGGTTGTAGGTGGATATAACTTAGATGGTTCACTTAGAATTCCATTTATAGTACAGATACTTAATATGTCAACTCAACCTATTACTAACAATAGAATAATTGAATTTCCTGCATATCCATGGAATTTAAACCAATTAAGTCAAGATCTTTTAGCAATTGATGTTATTGATTCAACCACTAGTAAATATACATTACAGATTTATGTAAGACCTGATCCAATTGGTGATCCAGGTGTATATTTACCTATATCAGAACTTAAAACATTTGAATTAGATTTAACATGTTCTAAGTTTGAACCTGTACGTTTCATGTTTTTAAACTCATTAGGTCAATTTGACTATTATACAGCAACTCTTTTAAGCAGAACAACAATTAATACAACTAAAGATTACTTTGTTAAGACATTACCTTTAGGTTATTCTGTAGGTGATAGAGGTAAAACAGCAATTAATACTAATGCACAAGAAACATATGTCGTAAATACAGATTGGATCAGTGAAGAGACAGCGAGATGGCTTTCATATGAGTTATATAATTCAATTGAAATCTATACGCTAGATTCAGACGGTGTAATTACTCCAATAGTCTTAGATACAGCAAGTATTGAAGTTAAAAAGAGAGTTAATGATAAATTATTAAATTATTCATTTAACTATTCTAAAGCAGTCCCATTAAATAATCAACGTAACTAAAATGAATAATCAATTAGAACTTTTTGTAAACGGAACATCTGATACAGTTGGCCAAATTGATTTATATGGTGATGAACCTATTAGTTTGTCAATTTCTGTTGCTGACATTAAAGATATTAGTAAGAGAAATTCAACATTCTCTCAAACTTTCACTATTCCTGCTACAAAGAATAATAATATACTTTTAAATCACATTTTCAATATTGGAGCTGATGCGACATTTGATCCATCTAAGAAAACGCCTTGTTACATGTTAAATGATAGCATTCCTATTTTTAATGGTAACTTTCAATTAACAAAAATTAATGTAAAGAATAGAAATGTAGTTAGTTATGAATGTGTAGTTTATGGTGATACTATAGATTTAGTAAAAACATTAGGTGATAAATTAATTAGAGGTAATTCTAATTCGGAATTAGATATAGATTTTTCAGAATTAAATCATAATAGAACATCTGCTAATATTGAAGCTTCATGGTTTGCTTCAACTAAAGATTTAGGTTATTATTATCCATTAATTGATTATGGTTATGATTTAAGTGTTTCAGAATTGAATTCAGGTGTACTTTCAATTGATGTCGATAGCGGTACAGCTACTTCTGGTACATCTAATACATTAACTGATTCTACTAAAATTTGGGCAATTAATGCTTTTACTACATATCAAGTTTATATTGCATCTGGCCAAGGAGTTGGTCAAACTAGAACTATATCTAGTAATAATGGTATTACTTTAACTGTATCTGTACCATGGACTGTAGTTCCAAATAATACATCAGTTTATACAATTACAAGAATAGATAATAGTAATCCATATAGTACTACTGGAAATGGTTTAAACCCAGCAATATTTAAACCTGCAATTTCAAATACTTATTTATTTAAAAAGATATTAGCTAATAATGGATTTAGTTTAGATAGTACATTTATTGATTCTGAAATATTTGCTGAAACTATAATACCATTCAATGGTACTGATAATTTAGATAAAGGTGATATTAAAACATTTAAAGCTTTTTTAACTGAACCTTTAACTATTATTAATACAGGTTCATTATTTCCACCTGCTTATGATTTACCATTTGATAATGATTCAGTTAATGGTGGATTTGATTATTCTAATTTATATAATCCATTATCTCATAAATATATTGCAGATACTCCTGGAGTACAACAATTCATGGTAGATCTTTCATATGGATATAATACAGCAAACTTTATTCCAGGAACAGCTACTGTTGACTCATGGTACATAAGATTTTATAGAAGTAGTTTAGCTTCAGGAGTAGGATCACTACCATATGTATATTGTCAAGTTAATTATAGAGTTGATAAGATACCAGCGCCTGCTGTTGTATATGATATTATGCCGCATAAAAGTTTTACAGTATTTGGTCCAATATTAGATAATGGTATTACTCCAGCACCAGTTGTTCCTGGTATAGGTGGTACAGTTTATACAAATAATGCTTGGAGATATCCAGCTCAAGCAGGTGAAATATTTTGGGTTGAAGTATCAATTGCAAATCAAACATCTGTATATCATATATTAGATGAAGGTACAGCATTTTATAATAAAGTATATACTGATGGTATTATTAATAATTATATTGAATTTAATGATTTTATACCTAAAAATATAAAACAAATTGATTATATTAAATCAGTAATTACATTATTTAATTTAATGGTTATTCCAGATAAAAATAATCCAAGACGTTTAAAATTTATACCAAGAACTGAATATTATACAAATGGTCAAATTAAAAATTGGACATCTAAAGTAGATCATACAGATAAGATTGAAAGTACTTTAATAAGTGAACAACAGAATAAAAATATTAAATTTTCATATAAACCAGATAAAGATTTTTATAATACTAATTATACAGATAAACTTAATATAGTATTTGGTGAATATGTTGAAACATTAGATAATGAATGGATTGATGGTGAAAAAAAGATAGATGTTATATTTAGTCCAACACCTGTAGATAAAGTATTTGGATCTACTGATATATTTATTCCTAAAATTGCAAAACGTGATGCTAAAACAGGAATTTATGGTGCTACAGATTTTAATATTAGATTTTTAAGAAAGAATTCGATACCTAGATCTACTGTTAATACTTTACAATTAGTGGGTAGTTCACCTGTTAATTATTATCCATATTGTGGACATTTAGACCAACCTATTGATTCTACAATGGATTATAATTTTGGCACTATTAAATTTGCTTATTATCCAGAATTAACTACTATAACAAATAATAATTTAATTGAATTATATTGGAAAGATTATTTAGAAGATATTACTGATAAAAATAGTAGAATAATTAAATGTAAAATTTATTTAACACCAAATGATATTGCTCAATTTAATTATAATGATTCTATTTTTATTGATGGATTAACTGATGACGGAGGTCATTATTTTATTGTAAATAAAATTACATATATTCCAACTTCAAATCAACCTAGTGTTGTTGAATTAATTAAAGTTAATAGAAAACCAAGAGAAAAAAGAGGAAGACATATATTTACTGAGATTCCAGTACATGCTGGTCCAGTTAAATCTTTAGAATTTGGTAAAGAAAATTTTATAAATTCAGGTACTACATTAGTTAATGGTAATGGTAATTCAATAGGATTTAATTCAACAGGTAGTGTAATTATCGGTGATAATAATATTATACCAGATAATGTAAATCATGTGGTTATTATTAACGGTAACAATCATACTGTTACAGAATCATTTGTAACTATAGTTGGTAATACTTATTTTGCACCTGATGGATCTTCATTTATTCTTTATAATGATATTGAATCTGGACAAGATACAGTTATTAATCCATTTTCAACACAGCCATATAATGATTTTAATTTAGGTCAAGATGCTGTACTTAATTTTGGTAGTACTTCAGCTATTAAAGATGTTGATAGCCAAGAAGATAAAATATTTTAAAGAAACATTAATTCATAAAATATATCCATTAATATAAATTAACCAATTCATATATGTCAATTAACAAAATAGATGCAAGACACAGAATAAAACGTTCAATATTAACAGGTGTTACACCTACTGTACCCCCAAGTAATGATTTTACTGACGGTACGTGGCTAAATACTGACATTAGAGCTGCCGAATTCTTTTTTAATGTACCAGATCAGAAACTATGGATTGGTACTGATACAGGTTCAATAGAGATACCATTAATAGGCGGTAGTTCACCTACATTATCTCAAGTATTAGCTGCAGATAATGTAACAGGTTCATACGATATAGTAGTAACTAGTAATCAATCTATTACTTCTGCTAATTTTTTAACATCTGTTGGTGCAGGTGGTCAATTAGATTTAGATTATTTTGGTAGTCCAGGTGAAGTATCATTAAGTACAGATGGTGGAGCTCAAGGTGAATCTTATTTATATTTAACACCAACAACATCTGATTTAGTTGCTGGTGATGGTGGTAGTATAGGAGTT